ATAATGTTACTATGTACTTTATGGACCGGTCCCCCCCAGGACCGGCACAACCCGCCTGTTTTGTTGTGGGTGTTAGCCCACTCCCACCACGACTGCATCGGGTGCAGGCATGGTGGCTGTCTTATCACCTAGCCATTCAGCTGCGCCGTCGAAGCCAGTTGTTGGTTCGGGTTGAACCAGAGCATCTGGGCTACGACCCTTGCCGGGTGCGGCGGTGCGTCTTGACTTGCGGTGCAAGGACGGGCGTGCCAAATTGCCGGATGTCCTTGGGGGTACTGTGCGGCGGCGTCCGGATAGTAGAGAGGCCGCGGTAGGTGGCGCGATAGCAGTGCTGCTTGCAGCAGCACGGTCGCGCCAAGAGCTCGTGTAGCGTGGAGTGGGACCGAGTGCGAGTTGGTCCGAGGGCTGTGCGGCACTTGGAGTAGGCGCAGGCTGTGTCGCTGCAGCGCTAGGCTTGGCAGCGAGAGCAGCGATTCGCTTGGCCTTGTGGCATTCGGCAGCGGTGTGCATGTTGTTCGGGTGGTATGGACAGCGGTTTGCGTCGGTATGGTAGACCTCGCCTTGGACCACTACGTCGAACGGTACGGCGGTAACTGGGCTCGTCTCGGTTAGCAGGGGGGCACTGGTGATCATTTCCTCCAGTGTGCTGCAAGAAGCGAGCCAGGCAGTGAAGCGCGGTATGTCGATGTTGAGCGACTCGGCGTAAGCGTCCATCCAGGGACCGTGGCGGTTTGGGAATTGGACGTCTCTGGGGTATTGAGCCCACCAGGACGTGAGTTGCTTCATGTCATCCATGTCGTAGTGCCGCTGGGCGGCGAGAGACAACACGCGTCTGGCCAGGGCGCCGAAAACTGGAGTCTCGGCGTCAGACAGGGCCAGAGCTTGGCACTTGGCGACAAGCTTCATGCAGGGCGTTATGCGCGGGTCAACTCGTACGGTGGTGTGGAACTTCGCGAGCTGGCGCATGATGTCGCACGTGCTGTCTGGAGCACCGTTCCACACTTCAGGGCCATACTGTCTCGAAAGGAAGTCGACTCCGAAGTCGCCACGTAGAACAATGTCACCCGTGAGCACCTGGCCGAGGGCTGCGGCTGCGCGGGTGAACTGCTCGGGAACCACGTCGGCGGTGAGACCGTCGTCGCCTCCGTAAACACCAAGGCCCTGCCAGGCCTGCTCGGGAGTAGTCCAGGTCAGATCGGGCTGGCGAGTGCGCCGGATGGCGATATAGGCAATGAGGGCGCTGAGGAACGTGTTGGCGAGCGACGTTTCGGCGCTTCCACTGCCTCTTGCGGTGCCGGCCTCGTACTTGACGCCAAGCGTGGTGTAGCCTTTCAGGCCATGTTGTGAGCGCATGAGCTCGATCAACTCGGAGGCGTAACGTGGCTTGAAGCAGCCCACAATGAACAATTCCTCGATTTCTCGAACGAGAGGGCTGACGCGGCCGTCCATGCGACTGAGATCAGTCGGGTTGACGTGCGTTTTCGCTGATTCGCAAACCGTGGCGACACGGCCCGCTATGACTGCGGGTGTGACTCCGAACGCGTACCAAGGGAACGACTTGAAGTGGGCAGCCAGCGCGTACATGTAAAGTGAGTACGCGCGCTTGCGCTCAGGGTTGAAAGTCGATATGATCCTCGGATCTTTGACGGTTGGGTACGACTCCTTTTTGAGGAACGACGAGATCACATCATGGAATTTTGTGAAGATATCGGCGGCTGCGAGGAGCACACGCTGGCTGGGGCGGTGCTGGCGCTCGTAAACCACGTCATCGTCGCAAACGTCAAGCAGTTGCGTAGGGGTGGCAAAGGCGATGAACTCGCCGATGATCTTACGCAGGAGCGGAGAACATTCGGAGATGCTGGACACTACGTCCTTGAT